TTGTTGACCAAGCTAACTACTACGCTTTCAAGATTGATGACATCGAAGCAGCTCACTCACATGTGAACTTCATGCAGATGGCTTCTGATCGTGCAGCGTATCGTTTGCGTGATCAGTATGACCAAGATGTCTTGGGTTACTTGTCTGGTTTCTCACAGTCTGCAAAGCATGTGAATCCTGATACAGCTCGTACAGCAGCCGCTGGTACTAAGGCAGTTACTGCCGCTGGTGCTGATGAGTTGTTGGCTACTATGAAGCTGAAAAAAGGTAGCTTTGGTAACATCACCACTTCCTCTGCTGGTGAGCATTCCATTCCTTTGACTCCCCGTCTGCCCGGTGCAACAGCTTTGCCTACCGCTACAGCATCTCCTTTGATGGTGATTGCTCGTATGGGTCGCTTGCTGGATCAACAGTTTGTTGACTCTGGTGGTCGTTGGTTGGTGGTTGATCCTATCTTCATCGAAATGCTGAAGGACGAAGACAGCCGTTTGTTGAATGGTGACTTTGGTGGTTCTGGTTTGCAGAACGGCTTGGTCATTAACAACTTGCATGGCTTCCGTGTATATGTTTCTAACAACCTACCTAAAGTTGGTACTGGTGCTGGTACTGCAGGTACTGCAAACCAAAACACTGACTTTGGTGTGATTGTTGCTGGTCATGACTCTGCTGTTGCAACTGCTCAGCAAATCACTAAGACCGAGACATATCGTGATCCAGACAGCTTCGCTGACATCGTGCGTGGTATGCATCTTTATGGTCGCAAAATCTTGCGTCCTGAAGGCATCGTCACTGCTAAATACAACGCTGCTTAAGGAGAACGATAATGGCAACTGTTACAACTTTGGCTGGTTCAGCCTCCGCTGGTCGCACCGCTGGTGCTGTCCCTTACTTGGTCGATGTTACTATTGACTTCGCTGCTGCAGCTACAGCTAAAGGCTCTGCCTTGGCTGCTGCTGACGTTATCGAGTGTATTAATGTTCCCGCTAACACTCTCATCTTGAATGCTGGTCTTGAAGTTATCACCGTCTTGGGTGGTGAGTCAAACGATACCACTTTCGATTTGGGCGTGACTACTACTGAGCCTGACAACTTCGTTGATGGCTTTGATGCTGACGCTGCTGCTGCTGGTGCTTACGCACAAAACGCTGCTGCTTATCAGCCTTTGGTGATTGGTACTGCTGACACTATCGACTTGTTGATCGCAACTGCTACTACTGCTCCCACCTCTGGTGAAGTGCGTGTATGGGCTGTGTTGATGAACATCGATGGTCGCCCAGCCCGTGCCTCGGTGGACCGTGAGCAACTGGCCTAATAGCTAGTTAATACTGGGAGGGGCTTAACCGCCTCTCCCTTTTATTGTTTAAAAAATATGTCTACATACATTTCTTTAACGAATGAATTGCTACGAAGAATGGGTGAGGTCACTATGGACTCCACCGAATTCGACAGTGCTAGAAACATCCAAGCTCTAGCAAAGAATGCTATCAATTCATCCATTAGAGAATTGATGCACTCCGCACAAGAATGGCCTTTTGCCTTAGCTACCCAGACACAGACACTAACTGTTGGTACAGGTGTGTACAGTTTTCCTACTGATACATCCACTGTAGACTGGGATTCTTTTTATTTAAAGAGACTCACTGCAGCTAACAATCAGCCTTCCCGTCTTTCTGTTCTTACTTACACTGACTACCTAAACAACCATCGTCCTCAAGAGGACACTAATGGTACTGGTGGTTATGGTCCTACTATTGCTGTATATCAAACACAAGAGGCTAAGTTTGGTGCTACTCCTATTCCAGATCAGGCATATCAGATTGAATATAAGTATTGGTCTTTCCCTGCTGACTTAGCTATATCTACTGATGTAGCTATTATTCCAGATAGATTTACTAATGTATTAATTGATGGTGCTATGTTCTACATGCTGATGTTTAGATCTAATGAACAAGGTGCAGCAGTATATAAAGAAAAATTTGATGTTGGTATTAGAGCAATGAGAAGACTGTTGCTGGATGAACCTATGTATATGAGTTCTACAGCATCTGTTAGTCCCTCATTCCATCCTAGAGTGTTTTAATGGCAGATAGAATTAATGGCTTTAAAGTAACTTCTATTGGTGGCATGAACACCAATAGGGACGTATTGTCTCAAGGTGAAGAAAGCCCCGGTTCTGCTACACAGCTTATTAATTATGAACCTTCTATTAATGGTGGTTACAGACGCATCAGTGGGTTTGCTAATAACTATGGAACAGTTACAGGCACTGGTGCTGTCTTAGGCGTATTAGTAGCAGAAGATTTAAACAATAGTATTTTTGCTTGTCGTAAACCTTCTGCTGGTACAAACTACTTTTATAGGTGGGTAGCCTCCTCATCTACTTGGACTGCTATTACTACTCCCGGTACAGTGACAATGGTTGGAGTTAAGAAGGTTAGGTTTACTAAGTATAATTGGAGTGCTCCTAAGTTTGTTTTAACTGATGGCATTAATCCAGCAGCCGTGTATGATGGAACAACATATACACAGATTACTCATTCCAATGCGCCTAATAGTCCTAAGTATTCAGCAGCATTTAAGAATCATATATTCTTAGCTGGTGATCCTACAGATCCTTACAACTTATATGTTTCTTCTCCATTAGCTGAGACAGACTTTAATCCAGCTAATGGTGCTGCTGTTATTAATGTAGGCTTTGAAATTGTTCAGATAAAACAGTTTAGAGATACGTTGTACATCTTTGGTAAGAATGCTATTAAGAGTTTGGTAGGTACAAATATAGCTGACTTTGTTGTTGGCGAGGTGACAACAAATTTAGGTTGTGTTGTGCCAGATAGTGTGATAGAACTGGGTGGTAATCTATTGTTCTTAGGACCAGATGGTTTTAGACCAGTGTCAGGAACAAATAGGATTGGTGACGTTGAGCTTGAAACAATTTCTAAACAGATTCAGTTTACCATTACATCAATCTTACAAGAATTAAATGCTGGTTCTGTTGATCCAGAATCTTTGAGTTCAGTGGTTATCCGTAAGAAATCTCAATTTAGAATGTTTATTCCTAGTGAAGGAACATTTGGATTGTTAGGTGGTTTGCGTGAAAGAGAAGGTGGTATTTCTTTTGAGTATAGTCAGTTGTTCGGCTTTCCAGCCACCTGCTCTTCTAGTGGTTATATTGGTATTGATGAAGTAGTTATTCATGGTGATGCTACTGGTAAGGTACACAGACAAGAAACAGGAACTTCTTTTAACACTGCTGAAATATTGAGTGTCTATCAAACTCCTTTTTATTATTTCCAAGATCCTACCATTAGAAAAAACTTCTATAACATTTCTACTTTCTTAAGAAGTGAGGGATCTTCCAGCATTGTTATGGGTGTTTCCTATGACTTTGATGATTCAGTTGATGTGTTCAATCCTGCTAACTATAACCTCCCTATTGTTGGAACTGCTTCTTATTATAATGAAGCCATCTATGATGCCACAGCCATTTATGATGGCAACCCATCACCAGTAAAGAAGACAAACATTGAAGGCTCTGGATTCTCCATTGCTTTCAAATATGTGACTAATGATACGAATGCTAGTCATACAATTCAGGGCTTGGTCTTGAATTATTCAATCAATGACAGACGCTAAGGAGAACTACTTTGACAGGCTATGTAAGACAATCTGCTGCTGATATCGTCCCAACGGGCGTAGTTAGAGCTGCACCAATTAATAATGAGCTTAATGCTCTGCGTGATGCTTTTGCTACGGCTGCTGGTCACAGACATGATGGCACTGCTGCTGAGGGTCATCCTGTTCCTGTTATTGGAGATGCTGACTTATTAAATAAAATTGCCACTGATACAGCTAACAATCGTCATGGTGTGTTTGTTGAGGTAGGTGCTGCTGCTGTAGAGCAGGTACGCTTTCAAGATGGTGCTATTGTTCCAGTAACAGATAATGATATTGATCTTGGAACAAGCTCCTTAGAATTTAAAGACTTATACATTGATGGCACAGCCAACATTGACAGCTTAGTAGCTGACACTGCTGACATTAATGGTGGAACAGTTGATGCTGCTGTTGTTGGTGCAACCACTCCCGCTGCTGGTACATTCACTTCACTCACTGCCAATACCTCTTTAGTTGCAGCCACTGCTGACATCAATGCAGGTACTATTGATGGTGCTGTTATTGGTGGCTCTTCTGCTTTAGCCATCACAGGTACTACAGTTACAGCTACCACTGGTTTTGTTGGTGGTCTTACTGGTGCTGTCACTGGCAACACTGCAGGTACACACACTGGTGCTGTTGTTGGTAATGTTACTGGTAATTTAACTGGTAATGTTACAGCCTCTACAGGCACATCAACATTCAACGATGTCACCATCAATGGTGGATTGAACATGGATGCTGGCACTGCCGCCACCATCACCAACTTAACTTCTCCTACAAACTCTGGCGATGCAGCTACCAAAGGCTATGTTGACACAGCAGATGCTCTTAAGCTTAATCTGTCTGGTGGCACAATGTCTGGTGTCATAGCTATGGGTACTAGCAAGATCACTGGACTAGGTGACCCAACTCTTGCACAAGACGCTGCCACTAAAACTTATGTTGATACGGCAGATGCATTAAAACTTAACCTTGCTGGTGGCACTATGTCAGGTGCTATTGCTATGGGTACTTCTAAGATTACAGGTCTTGGAGATCCCACTGCAAATCAAGATGCTGCCACTAAGGTTTATGTTGATACATCTATCAGCAACTTAGTAGCTGCTGCTCCCGGAGCGTTAGACACTCTAGATGAATTGGCTGCTGCTTTAGGCGATGATGCCAACTTCGCTACTACAGTTACCAACTCCATTGCAACTAAACTAGCACTTGCTGGTGGCACTATGTCTGGTGCAATTGCAATGGGAACCAATAAGATTACTGGACTTGGTACACCAACTCTTTCAGCAGACGCTACTACTAAGACATATGTGGATACAGCAGACGCATTGAAGCTTAACCTTTCTGGTGGCACAATGAGTGGTGCTATTGCAATGGGAACAAGTCAAATTACTGGCTTAGGTAATCCTACTCTTGCACAAGACGCTGCCACTAAAACATATGTGGATACAGCAGATGCATTAAAATTGAATCTTGCTGGTGGCACTATGAGTGGTGCTATTGCTATGGGTACTTCCAAAATCACTGGAATGGGTGATCCCACAGCTAACCAAGATGCTGCTACTAAAGTGTATGTAGACACTGCTGATGCATTGAAGCTGTCTTTAACAGGTGGCACAATGTCTGGAGCCATTGCGATGGGTACTTCCAAGATTACAGGCTTGGGTACTCCAACAGATAATGCTGATGCTACAACTAAACTGTATGTTGATGGAATCTTAGGCTCTGCAACTGCTGCAGCCACTTCTGCTTCTGCAGCAGCCACCTCTGCTTCTAATGCAGCTACTAGTGCAAGCAATGCTTCTACATCAGAAACCAATGCTGCTTCGTCCGCCTCTGCTGCTTCTACATCAGCTACCAATGCTGCTGCTAGTTATGACAGTTTTGATGACCGTTATTTAGGAAGCAAAGCCTCTGCTCCTTCTGTTGACAATGATGGCAATGCTTTATTAACTGGTTCTCTCTATTGGAATAGCACAAGCAATGAATTGTTCTTATGGACTGGTTCTGCTTGGACACGCTCTGCATTGTCTGGTACAGACTATGTATCCAAGTCTGGTGACACTATGACTGGTGCGCTCACTGCCACTGGTTTTACTGGCCCACTTACAGGCACTGTTGGTGCTACTGCAGCTAATACTGGTGCGTTTACAACTCTGACCACATCCTCCACAGTTACTCACAATGGAGGCACTGCCAACGGAGTAACCTATCTCAATGGTTCAAAAGTTCTGACAAGTGGCTCTGCGCTTACTTTTGATGGGACTAACTTTACAGTAGGTTATTCATCTGGCTCAAGCCGATTCAATGTTAGCAACAATGGTGTTGGTGGGTTTGAAGTTAACCCAGACGGAACTGCTGGTGGCCCTGCATTGCTTGCATACAACAGGATAACCCCTGCTTATTTGCAGATGACTTATGCCGCATTAAACCATGTATTTCAAAACAGCGGCACAGAACAAATGCGCCTTACCACAACAGGGTTGGGCATTGGTACAAGTTCGCCATCACAAAAACTGGAAGTTGCTGGCAATATTTATATCAACACCAGTGGCAATCCGTCAATGACGGTTAAAACCACGGGTGCAGGAAACAATCCAATTTATCGTTTGCAGGCCAATACCAATTATTGGGACATGCAAGGCACATTCTCCAATGCTGGTGACGAGTTATATTTTATGTATAACGCTGGTGTAAAGTTCGCAGTCAGCAGTAATGGTTCTATCGGTGTTGGCTCATCCCCATCCTACGGCACAGCAGGTCAAGTGTTAACATCGGGGGGTGCAAGTGCTGCACCGACTTGGACAACAGCGGCTAGTGGAGCACAAGCATTCGTCGCCTTTGGTTCCACTGGCGGTCTTTAATTTTTACTAGGAGAAACTTATGCCACAAACAATTGCAATGCATAGAGGTGTTGGAGCAGTCTCGGTGGGATCTACCGGTGTTCCTGTAACACTTTTTACACAATCGGGCGGTATCGCAACCCGTGTTATTTTTAACAATTTTGCTTTTTACTGTAGTAATACAAACAGCAACATCAATATGGTTATGCGAGTTGACCAATCAGGAGGTGGAATTTTAATCCTGACAAGGATGCAAGTGACTGGTTCGGGTGGAAATATACCTTCAATGGGCACAAATGGCGCATATCAACCCGTAGGAGGTTCATCGGTTTCGGGTTCAAAAATAAGATATCAAATTAACAACAACTCCGCAACATATCCCGGCACTGGCAACCCTGATATAACTTCTGTCCTAGTGACTGGAGACAGCGGTGCAATGCCGCAACAGTTTTGGATTGGCCCTTCCGATGCAGTAGTTATAAATATGCTGAACAATTCGGGCACCTTTACGATGAATTATGCTTATTCGTTTACAACAATTACAGAATCTTGATTGGAATAATTATGTACATAATAATCTACAAAAAATCTACGGGAAAAATCGTTTTTACTCGTACAGACACTTCTGCACCAACCCCACAATCACCGCAGTTTTGGTTGTCGGTATACATCAAAGATAATAAACTTTCAGCCGCAGAAGCTGAAGATTTGACATTTGTTGAGACTGAGCCTGTTGAAGGTGGTTTTGAACTAGACCAATACAAGTGGAATGAGTCAACACAACAGCTTGAGGTTGACCCTAACTACGTTGCGCCAACACCAATAGCACCTGCGGAGATAACAGAATGACCTTGCAACTGCCAATTGAAACAGCAAACCAGATCATTGGTTACTTGGGCACACGCCCCTACCAAGAAGTCTTTCAACTGATCCAAGCAATTCAAGATGCAGCAAAGCCTCCTCAAGACAACAATTCAAAGGAGTAAATTATGGCTACTACTTGGACAATCACAACCCTAGACCGAAACACAGATAATGGTTTTGTAACCACAGCACATTGGCAAGCCACAGCAGTAGATGGAGACTATTCAGCCTCTACCTACAGCACTTGCTCATGGCCTTCTGGTACACCAGAGGTGGCTTATAACACTCTCACAGAAGCCACAGTGCTTGGATGGGTGTGGGCTAATGGTGTGGACAAGGAAGCTACAGAAGCTGCCTTGGCTGCAAACATTGCTGCACAAAAAGCTCCTGTTACAGCTACAGGTACACCTTGGTCATCGGCTAAATAATCATGGCAGACGAAGTCACTCATGCTCAAATCTATGAACGCCTATGCGAAGTTGAAGCTAAGGTTGATAACTTAGATAAGAACACACAAGCAGTGGTGACAGCATTCAATGCTGCTTCTGGTGCTTTTGTTGTTCTTGAATGGCTTGCTAGAGCAGTGAAGCCTATATTAATTATTGGTGCTTTCTGTGGGGCTATATGGCTGGCTATAGAAAACAAGCTGCATCAGTAATACTTTTATTATTAATATCTTTCCCTATCGGGTCCAAAGAGGAGAAATATAAATGTGTCCGATGGACATGGACTGGAGATGTGTATAACAGAAAAGTTGTATGCATTGAATGGAAAAAGGTTGAGCGATGATTGATCCTATCACCGCCCTAGCTGGCATACAGAGTGCTATCAGCATGGTCAAGAAGGCCAGCAAGGTAGCCAATGATTTAGGAAGTCTTGCCCCAATGATTGGCAAGATGTTTGATGCTAAGAGCGTAGCTACCAAGGCTATGCTTCAAGCCAAGCAAACTGGTAAGGGTTCCAACATGGGAACCGCCCTTCAGATTGAGATGGCCTTAGAACAGGCTAGAGCATTTGAAGAAGAACTCAAGATGTTGTTCATGCAGACAGGAAAGATAGATGTCTGGAACAAGATTAAGGCAAGACAAGCTGACATGGACTTGGCTGATGCCAAAGAGATGAGTGCTTTAAAAGCAGCAGAGAAGAAGGCTAAACAAAAAGAACAAGAGATGAATGAGATAGCTATAGCAATTGGTGCTGTATTTTTTGTTCTGTTCTTGGTATTTGTTGGTGTAAATGAATTGATGAGTTTTTGTCAGACTACTAATAGATGTGGTGGCAGATGAATGAATATCAAAAGACCTTTGACTTATGTATAAAGATATTTGTCTATGGGTGTGTGGCTCTGTACTTCTTAGGCTTTCTGAAGTTCTTGCCTAATGACTTGTCTGACAAGATTGTTAATTTGCTTTTAGGAAAGGTTGGCTTATGAAAGTAACACCCTATCAATATAATGCAAACTTGTTGCGTGAGTATCAAAGAGTGCTACATCAACAACACCTTAAAGACCTTGAGAAACTGAATCGTCAAACTCAAGAAACTATTAAAGCTCAATGGGTTAGAGCAGATTCTGTGGATGTAATGGTATGAAATATTTATTATTGTTATTACTGCTCACTGGTTGTGAGGATAGGTACAGATACTTCTGTCAAAACCCTGACAACTTTCATGCTGAGCCATGCCAGAAACCTAGATGTCAATTCACACAGACATGCCCTGAGTATTTAGTAGCCCCCATCTTGGAGAAACAAATTGATAGAACTGCTAACAAAAATGATGACACCAAGCCAGCCCAAACCAAAACTAACAACTGAAGAGTTTGAAGTTAGAGTTTGGGGATTTGTAGTGGTGGCTATTACAGTCATCCTATTTGGCATTGTGTTTGCCCTACTCTATTCTGTTACTTTTGTAACACAACCTATTAAGAGTATGGCTCCTATTGATCAAGCATACACTAAGATGCTTAATGATATAGTATTACTTATTGTAGGTGGCATTGGTGGCATTGTAGGTAAGAGGGCTGTCAACTCAGCACAGAATGCTTTCAGACCACCACAGCCTCCAATGCAGGGCTGTGGTAATGGATATGGTGGTGGCGGGTATGGTATGCCTAACAGCAGTTACGCCTCACCACAGTCTGCCTATGGCCTTCCTAGCCAGCCCTTTGGTGCTATGCCTGTATGGAAGAACCCAGAGCTGGATGAAAGCTGGACTCCCGGTCCACCACCAACAACACCTCCAGAACACATGGAGCCTGATGAAGACAGGGAAGAAATAGCAGCAGCTAGAAAAGAGGCTGAGTGATGTTCCCTATTCCACTTCCTTGGCTCATCATTGGTGTAATGGTTGCACTATTTGGTACATACCAAACTGGTCATCACTATGGCTGGCTTGAGCGTGACGAAGAGATGCAGATAGAGATAGCTAAGAAGAATGAAGAAGCCCGTGAGATAGAGAAGAACATGACTATTAAGCTTGCTGATAAAGAAACAGCATTAAGAAAGGCAAAGAATGAAATATCTAAGAAGCAGTCTGCTATGCGTGAGCTTGCTAACACTGGCAGGTTGCGCCTCCCCACCACCAGTTGTGTACAAGCCAGCACAGATTCCACCCCTGCCACAGGAAATAGCGGAGCTGATGCAGCCGAACTTGAGCGACAGACTATTGCAACTCTTATCGACATCGTTGCCGAAGGAGACAAAGCCATCGTCAAACACGCCCAATGTGTCGCAGCCTACAACGAAATGAGGGAGTTGGTAAACAATGGTAACAAGTGAACAACTAAGACAGCTACACATTGAGCCATCTTTGGCTGATGCATTCAATGAAACCTTTGAGAGGTTTAATATTGTTACTCCTGCACAGCAAGCTAGTTGGATTGGTCAATGTGGTCATGAGTGTGGCAACTTCCGCATCATGGAAGAAAACCTAAACTATCGTGCTCCCACCCTGCTGAAGCTGTTTCCTCAAACTCCTAAGCGTGTATGGGGCTTCACCCCTGAAACTGCTGCTGCCTATGAGAAGCAGCCACAGCGTATCGCCAATAGGATTTACGGCAATCGTATGGGTAACAGGGATGAGGCCAGTGGGGATGGATTTCGTTTCCGTGGCTCCGGCTTCCTCCAGCTAACTGGGCATAGCAATTTCTACCACGCAGGGCAAGCCTTAGGTGTAGATTTTGTTATGCAACCAGAGCTTGTTCGCACTCCCAGATATGCTGCCCAGACCGCTGGCTGGTTCTGGCAGACTCACAGGCTCAATCAATATGCTGACAGCGGTGACATCCTCACCATGACAAAGAAGATCAATGGTGGTACTATTGGTTTAGAAGATCGTAAGAAGCATATAGAGCATGCCTTACATGTATTAGGTGGTTGACTAGACCACCAATTTGTGATATGACAAGGCATAAAGGTATATAATGTTACCAACTTCTCTAAGTATTATTGGCAGAGAAGTGCCGATTAGAGTTGTAGATGTATTCCCAGAACAACTGGGAGAGTACAGCTATGACGATTATGCAATTAAAATTAAGTCTGGTCAGCACCCCTTAGCGGAGGCAGATACATTGTTACATGAATGTATACACGCTATAGACGACTGCTTCCAATTAAAACTGTCAGAGAGACAAGTGTACTGTTTAGCTGTAGGAGTGTTAGCACTCTTAAGAGATAACAGAGACATGCTTGCCTATTTAACTGAAGCAATAGAGAAACCAAGAAACATATGAGAGATTTTACATCACAACAAAAAGCAGTTGTAGCTAGAAAGCTAGGCTATGACGGACCTATGCAGGGCTTTGATGAGTTCATTGCTTCTTCTCCTGCTTTAGAAGCTAAGTATGCTGCCATCTCTGGTAAGTTTGCTGAGCGTATGGCTAAGGGTGGCTTGGTTAAGATGAAGCGTAGGTTTCAAGCTGGTGGTGCTGTTACAAATGAACAGATAGCTGCTTGGTGGGCTGACCCCGCTAATCAAAAGCTTTCTGATGCTGAGATTAAAGCAGCGATGGATACTTATAAAGTATCTCCAGACCAGTTTGCTACAGCTATTGGTGCTAATGCAGAAACCGCTGCTGACATAGCCACTAGGTATGAAGCTGCTCCTTCAATACCAGCTACACCTACACCGCCTGATGTTGTAACACCGCCTGAAGATGTAATAGCTCCTCCTGCTTCAAGCGGAGCAAAAACTATAACAACGCCTTCTACACCAGTTACTCCTCCTACAACTGTGGTAACACCTCCAGCGGTAACACCACCTGCTGGAGGAACAACACCTCCAGTAACACCTCCAGTAACACCTCCTGCTGGAGGAACAACACCTCCTGTTTCTAATTTTGGATATAAAGCCACACCACAGAACATTGCTGATTGGTGGAAAGAGAATAGCACTAAGGGACTAACAGACGCTCAGATTAAAGCTAACATGATTGAATTTAAAGTTAGTCCTGAAGAGTTTGCTACAGCCATTGGTGCTAACGCAGCCACTGCTGCTGACATTACTAAAAGGTTTAATGCTGTAGCTGATAAGGATTTAACAACAGCTTCCACAAATCTGAAAACAGAACTGCAACCAAAGGTAGATGCAGACAAAGCAGCAGCCGCAGCAGCAAAGACAGCAGCAGATGCCGCAGCTAAGGCAGCAGCAGACGCAGCCACTAAAGCAGCAACAGATGCGTTAGCCAAAGCTAATGCAGATTTAGCTAAAGCAAAGACAGAAGCAGAAAGACAAGCAGCATTAGCAGCTAAAGCTAAAGCTGAGGCAGATGCTGCTACAGCTAAAGCAGCTAGAGATAAAGTTACCTTTTCACCCGTAGGGAAGCCACAAGCAGGAGCAGCTTCTCAAGTTGAGGCTAGTTTAATTACTGCTACTGATAGTCAAAATATTAGTACAGCAGAGAGAGCAGGGGAAGCTCAAACAATTACAGGTGCTCCAGCAGTGGCAACGTCTTTAGCCACTGCTCCTACAGCATTAACAGCAGAACAAGTAACAGCATCAACTGCTGGTGCTGGCATCTCAGATATGTTAAAGGATGTTAAAGCCACTGAAGGAGTGTTGTCTGAAGCTGCTACAGTGACAGCAGCACAAACTGAAGCTACAGCTTTAAAAGATGCTGCGGATAGAGCAGCTCAAATTGACAAAGCTCAAACTGTAGTTGCTCCCGCAGATAGAACACTACAAGAAGGTGAGAAGGTAGCTGGTTCTGCTGTAGATATGGCTAAGGTGAATGAAGAACTTGCTAAGGCTAAAGCTGCAGAAGGAACTGTCACTGAAGACATGACTGTGCAGGGACAGCTTACTAAGCTCACTAGTAATTTTGATGCTAAGAATCCTCCTCCTTGGGCTGCTGGTGCATTGAGAGCTATTACAGCAGAGATGGGTGCTAGAGGTATTGGTGCTTCTAGTATTGCTGGTGCAGCTTTAGTGCAAGCTGCCTTAGAGAAAGCTTTACCAATTGCTTCTGCTGATGCTGCTGTGTTTCAACAGATGGCTACACAGAACCTGTCTAACAGACAACAGATAGCTGTACTCACAGCACAACAAAGAGCTACATTCTTAGGTCAAGAGTTTGATCAGAATTTCCAAACCCGTGTTATCAATGCTTCTAAAGTTTCAGACATTGCTAACATGAACTTTAATGCTAAGCAACAAGTGGCTTTAGAGAATGCTCGACTTGCTCAGTCTGTTGACTTAGCAAACCTTAACAGCAGACAAGCTGCTTTCATGGCTGAGCTTGCACAGACAGCCACACTAGAAACAGCCAATTTAAATAACAGACAACAGGCTGCTGTTAATAATGCTCAAGCTGCTTTGCAAATTGATTTAACTAATATGTCTTATGAACAGCAAACCACTGTTCTTAAAACACAGCTAACAGCACAAGCTTTGTTAAGTGATGCTGCTGCTGAGAATGCTGCTAAACAATTTAATGCTAGCAGTGTTAATCAAACCAACCAGTTCTTTGCCACTCTCTCTTCACAAGTAAGTCAGTTTAATGCAGCACAGAATAATGCCATGACTCAGTTTAATACTGATCAGGCCAACTCTGTGTCTAAGTTTAATGCTGAAGTTACTAACCAGAGAGAACAGTTTAATGCACAGCAACGATTGGTTATTGATCAGTCTAATGCTCAGTGGCAGAGGGAAATTTCTACAGCTAACACAGCAGCTACCAATGCTGCAAACTTAGTCAATGCCCAGCTCACACAGCAAATGACCATGACAGAATATAATAATGAGATACAGCTATATCGTGATGCTGTAACTCATGCTTGGCAGTCTGCTGAGAATGATGCTAACAGAGCAACCACACTTGCTGCTTCAGAGATTGCTGCTGCTGCTGCAATCTCTGGTGCAAATATTAAAGCAGATGGGGATTCTTCAGCAGCTATTGGTACATTTGTTGCCCGTGTTTTACTTGGTCCATAATTTATGAAAAACTTTAAAAACTATTATAGTAAGATAGATAGCATGGCTAATGCTCAACTATCTAAACCAAAGAAAGACACAGGCAAAGGATTGTTATCCAAAACAATGGACAAACCAACTAAAGAAGATAAAACATCTAATGATGTATATACTAAGGTGTCTACATACATTGCAGCAATTAGAAAACAAAAAGAGGAGTTGATGAATGACAGATGATATCTTATTAAGCGCACCTATCCCCGGTCAATCATTAACGGTTGAGCCGGGTAGTGTTCCTTGGGAGCAGCCTCCTCAGTATGTCACCATAGATGATGTAGCTTCTTTCTATTCTGATAAGTTAGATAATCCAGAAGCTATCTTTCAACTTATGTCTTTGCTTGAAGATGGTATACCAATTCTTACTGTTGTTAATACAATGGTGAAGTCATCTATCATGAAGGGCTACCACACTGTTGATACAGGTTTCTTAGTTACTCCAATTATTGTAGAGATTATTAAGACACTAGCAGATTTAAATGATGTCCCTTACACAGTGACTGCTGAAGATGCTGCTAAAGAAAATACTGTAAATCCAGAAATCATTAGACAATTGATTAAAGAAGCAAAGAACAAAGTAGAGAAGAGTCCTGAAGCTATTGTAGAGCGTAAAGGTTTAATGGCAAAGGGAGCAGCATAATGGGATTTAAACTAGGTGCATTTCTTGGTGGTGTTGCTAAAGGCGCAACAGAGTTAATTGAAGAGAAAGAAAAAGAGAACGCTCTTCAGATTAAGGACAGTGTTAAAAATATGTACCACAATTATGCTGAGTACAGAAAAGAAACAGAGAAGAAGAAAGAAGAGATTAGAGAAACAGTAGGCTCTCTTCGTTCCTTTAAATTTGCTGATGGTCCTCTAGATGACAAAGAGCTTATTGCTCTTGCTTCTGATTTACCTACAGCTAAATCTATTGCTGAAGAATTTAAAAAGAATCCTGAGAAGCTTGAAGGACTATCTAAGTCATTCATTAAAGCAACAGGGAAAATACCTGAGGGTATGACCTTCAATGAGTATGTTAATCAGTATGGTAAAGTTTCTAAGGTTAGCTCTGAAGAACTTGCTGCTGCTGTTAATACCAGAGATGATGGCTTCTTGAATAAGATGGTGTATGGTAAGAATGTTCAAAAGATTCAAGCTGCTGCTGCTAAGTATGGTGTTAGTGCTGAAGAATTGTACAATGTAAGTGCAGCTAAAGGTGCTAAGTCATATCCAGCACTTCTTGAAGTTGACTATGCTAAGCTTAAAGACAAACCAGACTTCAAGAAGATTGAGTCTGATGCACAGGTTGCTATGCTCACTGCTAGACAAACTGGTACAGAAGATGAACAAGCTAAAGCTGCTGCTAACTTAGGTCACATTACATTCATTAAAGATTTTGGTGAGAAGAAAGATAAGACACAGAATCAGATTGAAGCTGATTATGCCAATCAAGTTATTAAGTTGAAGCAAGAAGGTAAGCCTAAAGAAGCTGCTGCTAAAGAAGCTGAGCTTCGTCAATGGCAGAAACTGGTGGCTAATCCTTCTATGTCTACTAAGACAGACGCTGATAAGATTTCTCAGGCCAACCTTATTGTTGCTGCTTCTAGAACAATGGAGTCTACGCTTAAGAACTTCCTACCACCCGGTAGCTTTATTACAACAGCTAACCCAGACGGTACAACTAACATTGAAGTTAAAGACTTGGCCTCCTCAGACAAGGCAGCTAAAGGCTACGTTGCTGGTAGAGAAGTGTTGATTAAAGAAATGACTACCAATGGTAAGCCTAGATCTGAGATGCATAAGAATGCTTTGTTATCTGCTGGTGTTCAGTTTGATAAAGATGGCAATGCTGTTAATCCTAAAGTTAACTATGGTGGTGAAGCCCCTGCTCCAGCAGCAGCGGCAACACAAACACCAAGGCCAAGGGGTGGACCTATGGCTAGACAGACAGCACCAGTGGATACAGCTAAGGCACGATCAGAAGCTAATGCAGCCATCGCTAGTGGGGCAGATAGAGCAGCAGTAGCAGCACGGTTTAAACAACAGACAGGACAGGATCTCTAAATGGGAATGTTTGATGACTTAATCCCCACTAAAACTAGTGGTGGTATGTTTGATGATTTGATTCCAGCTAAGCCTACGCCTCAGCAAATTGAGGCTGCTGTTGTTCAGCCTCCTACAGAAGCTGAGCTTAAAGCTGCAGAGAAACCTGCCATCATCACCAAAGCTCCTATGCCTAGCAAGGCAAAGATTGAGGAAGCAACTAAGAAGAGTTTAGAAACCACCATTCCTTTTGAAGACCTGTATAAAAATCCAGAACTGTTTGGTGTTATTAAAGACTACATGAAAGTTAGTCGTAATGTTGTTCCTGAGAAGGGTCAATCAGACGAAGACTTTGTTAAGAAGTACATGGCGACAATGAGGGATATTGAATTCAATACCTTCACTGGTGCTCTTCCTGAACTAAATAGAATTAGAAATGCTAAGCCTGAAGATGCTCAGACACTAGGGCTTGGCAGAGAACTATATAAACAAACACGAAGTGTGTTTCAGCCCGGTGGTCAAGGCTATGGCAGTGCTGATGCCTTAGTTCCTTATTGGAATGCAATGGCATCTATTGCTACAGACCCATTAAACTATGTTGGGTTTGTTGGCGGTAAGATTGGTGGACAAGTTGTTAAATTAACTGCAGCTCAAGAAGCTGCACAGCTTGCTCTTGGAGCTGCTTCTAAAGGTAAGCTTGCGTCTATCCTCACACCAACTAAAGGTAAAGTAGTAGCTGGAGTTGCTGGTTTAGAAACTGCATCAGGAGCAGGTCAAAGTGTTGTTAGTCAACGCTTAGATCAAGAAGTTGCTAAGAGTATTGGTCAAGAGCCGGAAGAACTTAGCACAACACAGATAGCTGTTAGCGGAATTATCAGTGGACTCTTTGGTGGGCTGGAAGCTAAAACTGCTGTTACTAAGTTTGGTAAGACTGGTAAAGAACAGCTTGCTGACTTGCTTAAGAAGTCTAAAGAGAAAACACCAACAGATCCAACTGCTCCACCTACTAAGATAGAGACAGCTTTGTTATCTCCTGTTGATGAGAACATGGACCTACTTGCTGAAGAGTTTATGAAGCAAGAGGGTGCTAAGATATTGGATGAGATATCCCCTGCCGCTGCTCTGGTAGAGCCAGCAATTCGTAGAGACTTATCACAAAGAGCTATTCGTGTAGCTTTGAATGTGATTGAGAACGATCCTACATACAAGGTTAAAGCAGGACAGAAGACCAGCACAGCCATTGCTGAGGTGTTCTCTGCTATGGACCAAGGTCTTATTGATGACACTTTGTTAGAACAAGCCATTAGAAAAGAAGGACTGAGTCCTGAACAGTTTGCCCAAGCTAACAGAGTGACAGTGACACAGGCTGCTCAGATTATGCAGCAATACTCTACAGCTTCTAAGGCTCTTAATCGTCTGCGTCAAATTGATCCAGATGTTGCTAAGCAAGTGGATGCTTTGTATGGTGCGCCTGATGAATATACATCCACCCTTGGCTACTTAGGTGGTGCATTCAACCGCCTTGAGAGAGAAAGTAAAGCTCTCATTGTCAGCGGTATTGGTACAACTGTTCGTAACGTGATGGGCAGTGGTATTGGTTTGACCTTTAACTCAGCAGCTTCTGTTATTGAAGGCTCGTTGATGACCATAGGAAAGACACTAGCACCAG